CAACGTGCTTTCTTTAAGTCTTCTACTCCATTCTTGTAAGGCCAGCGCCACAGGTACTTGAATGAGTTCTGCCAGCAGTATGCTTCAGGTGGTGTTGTATCTGCACCCTCTGACATAGCTCTCATGGCATCAATACACTCAATGTCTGCGGTATTATAGTGGGGTGGCTTGTCTACCATGTCTACTTCAAAGGGCATTGTTGTCTCTCTCCATTTAGCCATTAGCAGCTACCTTTAGTTCTAGTAAATACATTGAGCGTCAGTACATTACCTTCTGCTGTGTACATAGGCTCTGGTGCATCTTCGTCATCTTCATCACCCCCCTCTAGCAAACGATCTACTTTGTTTTCCAAGGCAAGCTTAACTTCTTCATAGACACCTGTATCATCATCATTCATCAACTCAAACAAACCAATCATGGCTAGACCTACACCCATAGCGTCTGCTAAGGCGCTGTCAGTCATTTCATGATCGTCACTCTTGCAAATGCAAGTACCAATACGTCCATCACCCATAGGCTTGATTAGTACTGCAATCTCATCGTCTTCTAGTGTGTATGGCATTAAGTCTTCCTTTTTGTCTTAAGAGGTATCTTAGTCTGTGTAACACACCTTCCCCGCTCTGTCAACCATTCTTTTGGAATTAGCCTGTGGGAATAAAGAAAGTCATTCTTGTCACACCAATCACAGTATCTACTCTTAGCACCCTTGTATAGCTTGCCTCTAGCGTTACTAAATACAAAGCGTATGTCTAACTCAGGGTGCTGCCTTCTTACTTCTACATGCTTGCGCCTGTCCTCACTATCAAAGATACCCTTGGTCTCAATAAAGATACCGTTGTCTAACTGAAAGTCAGGCGTGTAAGTACGGTAACGTAAGTCCTCCCACTCTATTTTTAGTAACTCGTATCTAACCTTTTTCTGGCTTTCAGACAAAGCAAGAGCAGTCTGTTTTTCAAGACCGCTCCTGTACTTTGCTTTAAGGTGTAGCCTTGTAGGTTTAGGCATCTTCTGTTTTTAACTTAGTGTAATGCACCATAGGTGCGGTTAGTTTGCCTTGATAGGTTCTTGATGGCAACTCTTGGTACTCAGGCCAACAAGCTTTCTTAAATGAACAAAAGCTACACTCTCTGCATAGCGTCCTATTGCCTGACTCCTTCTTACGGTATGTCTCAGGTATGTCTGTGTACTTACGCTCAAGTGGCTCATCATTCTCTAGGTAGTCATACGTGGATCTCATCTTGTCTAGTATTTCATCAACGTCTACGTGCTTGGCTGAGACGTACTTGTGATGGCCGTTAGCTTTGTTGACTACCCACCATCCCCCTACCTTCTTACCTGCTGCTGTAGCGTAGCCTACAAGCTGTGCTACGTAGCCGAAAGGATCACTAGCTTGTAGTGTTTCAAGGTCAACAAACTTCTTAGTGTAAGAATAGTCTGACGCACTCTTAACGTCATCTACTCTACCGTCCATAACTAAGTCATACTCACCTCGTATTGGACGCCTACCTCCACCTAAGTCTAAGTTAACAACATCATTGTCTTTGAACTTAACTCCTGCTGTCCGTAGGATGCCCTTGAACACAGCCTCAACTATGTCACCTAGCATCATGTTCATCATGAACTGGTCTGGAAAGGGTTCTTTCTTTTCGGGCTTGTTCTTTTCGTGCCACAGTTGGCATATAGGTCTACCAATGTTTGACATTCTAAGTTTAAACTTACCCCGTGGACCCCCGTTGAACTGCTTATCTAAGCCATCTTTGACATCAGAGGAGACCTTATCCATGATCCCCTCCGACATACTAGACTTGCCTAGAGTAGCATCCCGCATGAGCATCTTGATAGGAAGCTCAGCGGCATGACCCATATCCATATTAGTAAGGAGCCTCTTCTACCTGTACGATTGTATCCAAGATGGTAGGATCAATAGCAACGTCAGGCTTGTTAAGCTTCTTCCACTCACTTAGAACATAGTCATTGGCGTAGTCTACGTAATCTACAAAGGAGCGCAAGGTATCTTGATCACCTTCTTGCATCTCTGTTGCTACACCTAAGCTTGCTACAATGGTAGCAAACTTATTACCAGTGGGCATGGTCACTTTCATTGATGTCATGCTAATGGTATGCTCAATGGGCAGAAGCTTCTTGGCTGTAATATCCTTCATTGCATATTCAAGAGACTTCTTACTGTCCATGTTTTTAACGTCCATTACAAAGTCAATCTCTTGGGCGTAGCCCTTGACCTCTTTACCTGTAGCATCTGTAGTCTTGCCTAGCTTGACTTTACCAAACAGAACTTTAGTGTTCTTGATGCTTCGCATAATAGCCTTAGTGTCTTCGTCTACTGCACTCCAATCTTTGATGTACTTGCTAGGACGCCCAAGGTTAAACGTACCCCGTGAGTCTTTCAAGTCACCCTTCAGCACAGTAGCCATGACAGTCTTGTGCATCTTGCTTGACTCACTGTCCCACTGTGTCCACTGCTGACGCTGAGCGAACAGACGGATAACAGCAGCACGGCTGTACACCTCATTGCCTTCCGCATCCTTCAGCTTGAACGCACCCAAGGGTACAACAACCTTCTCTTCCAACTCCCCATCATCATCCACGGTCTCAGCCATGATGGGTGCTTGCATCTGAGACAGACGTGGGATGCTAGGGCCAGACGCTGATGTCTCTGCCTCACCAAAGCCCATAGCTGCTGCCATGTCCGTGCCAGAAAAGTTAGTACTCAACTCATTGCTCATTATATATCCTTTCTGAGCTTCAAACGAACCGTAGTTATAACACTATACATCAACAGTGTCAAGCCAATTCGGCCCTATCTTGGCCTCTAAAAGCAGAGGTACATTCATCTCTACTCCGTAGTATTTGTTGATGATGTGATTAAGCTTTTCATTTACGTCATCAATAACGCCTAGCACCTCCTTCTCTTCTTGTGGGTGTATGTCAATCACCGCTGAGTCATGTACGCTGTTAACCAAGCAAGACTGTAAGTCCTTGAGCCTATTGTCTATTTCAAGTAATACAACAGGTACAACGTCACCAGTGGCGAACCCTTGCACTGGGTAGTTCTTGATCCTAGTGAAGTTAGTAGGCATACCGTTAGCCCTGCGCTGTGTGTTAGGGAAAGCGTACTGACGCCCTGACACATTGGTTATCTTTTGAAAGCGGATGGCTTCAGTACCTAGCTCCTTGTGCCACTCGCTTATACCCTGATACTTATCAAGGAAGTGATGGTAGTAGGCAGCTTCAGCCTTTGTCCTACCGAACCCTGTCGCGCCAAACAAAGGTGCGAAGGTATGTTCCTTGGCTGCTTGACGGGCAGTAGGCTGACCAGCGTCACTGATGACCTGTGCAGTGTAGGCGTGAACGTCAAACCCTGTGTTGATCTCCTCCATAGCTACAGGGTCTTGTGATAAGAACGCCGCCGCACGAAACTCTAGCTGTGCAAAGTCTGCTTCCATGATCTTACCGCCCTGCCACCTTGAGATAAACACACGCTTCACTGGGAACGTACCACCTCTAGGCATGTTTTGCATGTTAGGCTCCCGTCCAGAGAACCTACCAGTAGACGTAATGTGTTGCGTTAAAGACACATGTAGTAGGTCATCAGGCTTGGTGTAGGTATCAATACCCTCAACAAAGCTTGACAGGTAGCTAGACACTGCGTTTAGCCTCTTAAGGTCTTGCAGGAACGTAACAGCCTCTGTCATCTTGTTGTCTACGGCAGTTGCCCTTAGCATATCTAGTACGTCATTCCCCGTAGAGAAACCACTAGCACTAGCCCAAGAAGCGTTAGGAGGGAAGAACCCAAACCCAGCCATACGAGGCTGCTTCTTAAGCTGGTAGCCTCTGGCATCACAGTCCTTACATTTGTTGGGTCTTGCATACTTTTCCCCATCTTTCCTTACTTTGTATGTTTCCGCATTGCCTTCACACGTTGGGCAAGTGAACGCCTCAGTGCGATACAGAAGATCACTGTTAGCATTTACTATATCCTTTAGTTGGCTTAACTTCTTGCAGTCATCAAAAAGGTTAGGCCAGTCATCTTTTGAGTGTGGCTTGCGACTAAAGATTACCTGCGACATCTGCTCTGGGCTGTTAAGGTTGACAGGTGTGTCACCCATGACCTCTCGTACCTGCATCTGTAGGCGGGATTGAATAGAGCCACGCTCTTCTTCGTACTCTTTACGCACTGCATCCAGTGCCTTGCGATCTACCTTCATACCTGTCTGCTTCATGCGTGTAAGTAGCTTACATACATCAAACGTAATGTCTCTCACTTTGATAAGACTTGCTGACTCAGGACTAGAGAAGTCTGCAACCTGAGCGTGAAACAGTGCAGTAGTAGTATTACAGTCAGCCTCAAGATAAAAAGTCAATTCTGATAATGGTATCTCGTCAGTGTTGTAGCCCTCCTTAAAGTATTTCTTTAGTGTGTCATCCTTTTGAAACTCAAGCTTCCTACGGATAGCTGTGTTGCCTAGAGACATAGAGATTTTCTTAGCTACACCATTGGGTGTGATCTCTAGGTTGTTTCCTCTCAGTAAAATACTCTCAGCTAACATGGTGTCCCATATGTCACCATCATACTTGAAGCCACACTCCCACAGCCAAGCCAAGTCATGCTGTGCGTTGTGCATGATAAGCAAGGTAGTATGGTCTAGTACACGCTGTATTCGCCTAGCTTCTACGCCTGACTGATCAACGTACTCTTTGTGCTGAAGATCAAAGGTCAAGGACTCCGTACCGTCATCTACATCACGCACTCCCACATTGACCAAGAAGTTATCAGGCTCCCAAGGGTCTAAGAATAACTTGTTGTGCCTCTTCTGCGTTGTGTTCTCTACGTCCAATACAAAGCGCATTGTTGTCCTTTCTTTAGGCTAGGTACTGTGACCTACCCCCGTCTAACTCACAGTGAACGACCCCATGCCATCCACCCTTTAACTTGTTCTTAGCTACGTTGATGTGACGCTGGTTGTCCTCATCATCACCCTCAGTAACTTGGTTCTTAGCTATCAACAACATAAGGTCTGCCTCTGCTGCCTTGCCTGTCTTACTGCCTTCCAGCATTGACTGATCCAGATATACTTTATCTTGTGCATCTGCTGACAACTGACTCATCCAGATAATAGCACAGCCATACTTCTTAGCTATGTTACGAGCATGGATAGCAGCCGCCTTTAGATAGACATCTGACTTGTCACTACTCTTTACAGCAAACTTGTCACCCATGTCAAGTACTACTATGTCAGGCTTGCTATGCTTAATGATGTTCTCAACCCAACCTAAGTCTTTACCTGTGCTATCAAACATACTGATCTGATTACGCACCTTCTTGTAACGGGCAGCAGCCAACGCATAGTTAGACTTGATCTCATCTGTATCCATACTAGCAGCAGCACACAGGTAGCGTTCAGCTACACGCACATACTCTTCCTCGTTACACAGAACCATACACTTAGCACCCTGCTCAGCGAAGCCACTAGGTGAAGCTATAGTAGACGCATGGAAGCTCGTCTTACCTGTGTTAGGTCTAGCTCCTACGATAATAAAGTGACCACTACTGATGCCTTCTATACGCCCGGCGAGGCTAGGTATATTCCACTTCCATTGTGACTGTGTGTTGCCAGCCTCAAGGATTGTGTCTATGTCAATGTCAGCCCACTCAACATTCATGTTAGGCATGAAGTTATCCTCATGCGCCTCAAGCACCTGACGTAGTGGCTCAAGAGAGGTAAGCTTACCGTTAACGTAGTCAAACCCTAAGTTAGCCACCTGTTCCCCTACATGCTGCTGAAACATACGAGACAGAACGTCAGACGCCACATCCCTAGACATAGGCTGCTCTTTGCGTAGCTTGGAGAACAGACCCTCATAGAGAACCTTGTTAGCTGTGGTCAGTGTGTTGTACTCAGAGAAGAACAAAGCCTCTAGCTCTGATGTGGATATGGTGCGGTCATACTTCTCCATTGCGTTGTCCAAGACCTGCTTGATCTTGCGTATGTCTTTAGTGAATAACTTGTCAGGGCATTTGATGCCCTTGTGATCTTCAAAGAACTCCTGTTCGTGTAGGGTTCTAATGAGCGATAACTCCATCATTATAGCTCATCTCCCTTCTCTGACTCTATGCCCTTAAGAATTAAGGATACAAAGCCTACATTAAATATCTTAGAAAAGACTTCTGGGGCCATGTCCACCTTAACTGTGGCACTACCATCGTCATGCTCAACTATGTCTACTACTTCTATCTTATCACTCATCTTTTATCTCCTTATTGTGCTTACGAAACCTTTTGTTGTAAGCACGTTTGATCTTCTTTAACTGCCCTGCTTTCCATATATAAAACTTACGAGATTTGGTGAGTCCATCATACTCATCTCCACCCTTCATTGGTACACGTTTATTCATCATATACCTCTCAATGCTTTCCATGATACAGGAAATAGACCCAGCATCTTATTGCAGATGTCATTAGCTACTAGCCTAGTCTCAAGTTGTGTGTCACCCTTACACCTTAAGTTACACATATCTGCAAGGGCGTCAAGGCTACCTGACCAATACCATTCAGTCATGGTAGACTGTGGCAGTACCATACGTGCTTGCTCTGGGCAGACTCCGTGAATTATTAAGTCTCTGTAAGCAGTTATTATAAACTCATTTAAGGTTTCTGGAATACGATCCGTGTCTTGTGGTTCTTCATCAGTTATAGGATCAACAATAAAGAAAGACTTTTGTATATCTACAACACCTGCACTGCCTTGCTTCTTATCGTCAGCCCTACCACGCCACTCATCAGGCTCATAGAACTCAGGCTCATCATCTACATACCTACGACTAATCTCATTCCATCGTAGAAACTTATGCTTGACTAGCTGTCGGGCCACAAAGATGGGAGCCTTGATGTGGAACGAAGCAAAGGCATGACCAAAGGGTGACATATGTTTGTGATTAGCTAAGTACTTGATAAGCTTCTCATCCTTACTGCGTAAGCCTGATGACTTACCCTGTGACGGTGTGTTCCAATCAGCTATCTTACCAAAGCTAACCCTTGCTGCATTGACTACACTGAGATCACTACCCATGTGATCCACGTATGTTACTTTAATCATTATCTATTCCCATGTTAGTTGGTGCATACTGTTCACCATTGTATGCAGGATAAACATCATCTTCAACACCAGAGTTGCAACCAAATACTACAAGGCCAAGGGCTATGCAAGACCAGATCGTACCCTTCTTCATCCAGTACATGAAGTCATCAAAGGCTTGCTCTGCCTGTACCTGTGCTGCATCCTTCACCTCTTCACTCATGGTGCTGTACCTTTCCATAAGGCTAACTGAGCCTTGAGTTTTTCACATTCTTTTTTTAACTCTTCATACTTTTCACACAACTTTTTGTACTCATCTCTTTGTATCATCTCTTTCTCCTATCTAATGCAACTATTGCAGTCTCAAGATTATGTTTAAGGTAAGGGTTAAGTGACGTAATATTCTTGTGTCCAGTGACAGACATAACCTGAGCAGCTTCGGCGCCACCCTT